TATTTTGAGTATGAACTTCTAAGAATCCTTTACCCAAAAAAAAGGACCGTAAACGGCCCACACAATCGCTAAATTTTTTTGGTTCTATTAACTTTGTCACTTTGCACTCCTTTTTGGAAATTATTTATACAAGTTTATCCTAAGTTTGGAAATATTTGTGAAATAACTTTACCACATTGTATAGCAATTTGTCTATGTTCTTTTTGCGTACCGTTTGCAGATCTTAACTCTATAAAATGAATCCATGAACGTAATGTTCCATTCATATATAATCTACTAACTGTTAATCCTTCAGGTAATACTGCTCTTGCTTGTTCTTTTGCAATACCATTTTTAATGGCCCATTCATAAACTTCTTTAGCTCTATGAATAACGCCATGTTGTCTTCTTTGCCATTCAGTAATTAATTCTTGATCTTTTGCATTTAATTGAATTGCTGGATCAAACTCTATACTATTTTGTCTATTTTTATCATCTTGTAATCGACATTCTCTTACGGTAAATTCTAATTCTTTTACTGGATCAGCATATCTTTGACTAAATTCTTGAAACGAAAAACTTCTATGTCGTAATATTTGACGTGCAATATCTCTTGTGGTTTCTATCTCCAAGCAAGCGCTAACCATCTCGAAAGGCGACCAGTGTTTGTTTTTGATAAGATAATGTAAGAGCTTTTCTGCCGTTTTTTTGTTTGTTTGGTTCGATGGATTGGATACACGGGCGCAATACGCGATGAGATCTTGGACATCTTCTATTCCTTCCATTGGCTCAAAAGGTTTTGAAAAACTTATTAATTTTACTTTCATATCCATATTTATATTTCAAACTCTTTCTTAAATATTTTAAATTGTTCTACAACATCTTCTGTTACACAAGATATCATATGTGGCATATTATTAGGATTTTTTTCACCAAATTCTATCCACAATCTTTCTATTAAAAATGGTAACTGGATATTTGCTTCTTTTTGGCATTCTTCATAAGTATTAAATTGTCGATCAAATACAAATATATCTCTATTTCCATCTGGATATATAACCGACATCATTGCTACAATAAACCATTTCATATTCTACTCCTAATATAATTACCTACCCATTTATGTCCAGCTGCATTTAGGTGTGCATCAAAAGCCTGGGTTTTAAAACTTTCTATTGGATGTTCGTCTATTGGAGGATACCCCCAACGCAGATCATCACAATCTTTAAGCATTTTTGATGAATATTTATAAAGCTTTTCATTAATACTACTACCATACAAATAAACTGTAAATTTATGGCCACTTGCAGGACGCAGTTTATTATGAAATGTTTCTTTCCAATCTATATAATTAAAATACTTAAAATTTAATAAATTTTTAAAAAACGACGATTGTGTAAATTTTTTAAAATAAGATCCTATTTCTTTTGTTTCATTATAATATAAATGAAACATAGGTAACATTTGAAAAACATATAAAGGAATTTTTTTAATTTCACATGTTTGTGCCAATGTGTAAATATGTTGAAAGTTATAATCTATAATATTTTTTTTAGATTGCAAATTCCACCCAAATGCATTTTGATACCCTTCTATATATTTATACTTTTTCCCATAAAATTTTTCTTTAGCCTCATTCCATTCCTCCATTTTATCCGGTGATATTTGAGTAGCTAAATCCATTCTTACAGCTATTTTATCAGGTATCATAAATCTAGACCAATCCGTTAAAGCTATAAATACTTTTGATATATTTTTAATATTATTTTTTTCTAAAAAATATATTACACTCCAAATAGCTTCATCATTACCAAATCCGCTTCTACCTAAATTAATATTTTTACTTATATAATCAGGCCATACTTTTTTAATTTTATATTGATTTTCTATTTTTGTATTTTTAGCCCACGTTGCAATTGAATCTTCTTCAGTAAAACTACATCCACTGACTAAAATTATATTTTCCATTCTTTTATACTTTCAGAAAACTTTTGACCTGTTTTAGTTTTATCAAATACTGGAGTATCATCTGTTAAATTTTGTTCGCTTTCTTCAACATCAAACAATCTCATTTTACTTCTATCTACACCAATAACAAATCTTCTATGTTTAACTGGGTCATTATATCTATTCTTTAATTGTTTAACCATTATTTGGCCTTCACGATCCAATTCTTCGGTGGATATAATTGCAAACATTAAGTCGGCAGTAGCGGGTAATCCAAAAGACTCGGACGTATCTTCAAGCCCAACATCTGAATTAGAATAACCCGAACGCGTCGTCTGTGTTGCAGAGAAGATCGGTACGTCGAACTCCACAGCGAGCCCACGCAGCTCTTCAGCAATAGCTTTAATATATGAATACGAGTTAATTGCACCACCCATTCCTTTCATTCTACTAGATGAACAGATATTTAAATAATCTATAAAAATAACATCTGGTTCAAATTGTTTCTTTAATTTTAATTCATTTAATAATGCTCTAAAATGTCCAGCATGAGCAGCTCCAGTTGGATATTCTTTTATTATTAATTTACCAGTAGTCTTTCTAGCTAAATCAGCTACTTTAGATGTAAACATATCTTTTGATAATTTTTCTAATTGATCAATTGGTACATTTAATAAATTAGCATCTATTCTTTCAGCTATTCTTTCTTCAGCCATTTCCATTGTAATATATAAAACATTACGCCCTTCGGTTAAAGATGATGCAGCAACGTGACACATGAAGAGAGATTTGCCAACACCAGTACCAGCAAGACAAATATTAAGAGTTTTATTAGGAAGCCCTCCTTTAGTGATTCTATTAAAATAGTCCAAATCAAAAGGAATTCTACTTTCTTTAGTGTGATAAAATTCGAAACGTTCTTCAGCATTTTCGACATAATCGTGTCCTACATTAGTATCAAATGCTACTCCTAAAGCTTTTTGCAATAAATCTGGTAATGCATTCTTTGTTAAATTTTCATGTTTACCATCTATAATAGAGATGGATTCCATAACAGCGTTATAAATGGCTCTATCTTGACACCATTTTTCAGTATTTTTAATTAACCATTGATCATCAACTTCATCACCGTCAAATAAAGTTTGGGCAATATCTACTGCTGCAGCAAAAGAATCATTATTTAAATTTGAATTTTCATTTAATTCAACTAAAAACGATTCTTTAGTTGGTAATGTATTATACTTTGATACAAATTTACCAGCTTCTTTAAATAAAGTTTTATATGGTCCTTCAAAATATTCAGGTTTAATGAAAGGTAAAACCTTTCGCATATAACCATCATCAGTTAATAATTTTCTAAGTATTGTTTGTTCTATTCTTATATTCATATTATATATTATATCACACTTCTACATCTTTGTAAATAGATTCTTTTAGCTCCATTATTCTTTTGTCATATTTACCTAATAAAATTAATTTAATCTCAGCCCAGGTTAAATTCCATGATAAGTCAGTCCAATTAAATTCTGATCGTGGCCGCCATCCAAAAATTTGATCAATAGCACCACGATTAAAATGCATTTTATGGCGTTTTCTAAATTTATCAACCGCATGCCATTGTCGATGCTCTTCAGCAATATTTGGAATATTATTTAAATCGTCATCAGGAGGAAGAAACTTTCCCATAAAACCACTTTGGTTGTGAGTTGCAACATAATCATCAATATTAGTATTTTCAAATGTTCCTTCTCTTATCCATTTAATTATTTTATCGCCAAATATTTTATTATTGTTTTCATTCATATGACAACTTCTCCAATCTCTAAAACCTCCAGCATGCCGTCTATCAAATTCATTAGGAAGATGATCATATGTGTCTAATCCTGATATTTCCTCTAAAGAAATTTCTTTAGGCTTCCATATTTCATCTTCATTTATCAATGGTGGATAAACATTTATATAATATTCACCAGGTCGCCAATGACATTGTCCGCCATATTCATACTTTATTCTATCATATTGAGAAGTTTTTCCTATCATTCTTTTGGCATTTTTTGATAAATGATTAGCACTGTAATATTGGCTGTTAACATCAAAAGTAATATTACTTTTCACACTGGATTTCTGGAAAGCTGATATAATGAGTGCATCAGGTCTTATATCACAAATTGATTGTATTCTAAGTTGCCAATTATGCCAATCTTGTATAGGATCATAAATTAAATTATAATAATCGTCCATGGCTTCTATAGTTTTTATACTACGTTCTGGCCAATTATTATCTAATGCATGTTGGTAATAATTTTCTCCACCGCCATCTTTATCTGATGTACCGTAAAAATGATATTTATTCATAGGACTACCAAGGAGTGTATTATCGCCAGAGCCTTTAAATGGACCATATGCACTGGGTATCCACATTCTTCGTGTATTAGTGGCTACAAATACTACTTTTTCATAATATTTATGATATTTTAAAAATTGATCATAAGAAAAATAAATAGACGAACCACCGACTGCAAAATTGGTTAATATTATATCTTTTTCTTTTATATGAATATAACTTGGCCAGCCTATACAGACTTCAAGATATGGAACAATCGCAGCAAAACTATCACCGAATACTCCTAATTTAATCATCTAAGGATTCCGTAATAGGCTTTCTTTCGGTTAATTTAACCCAACCTTCCGCATCTCCTCTTTCTATAATATCAGCTAATACTCTAGCTAAAACAAAATGAAGATTTTCATCATCTAAATTTAAAGCAGCATCAGGACTTTCAATAATATTAAAATTAAATGATATATGTTCTTTTATTTCATTTAAACGAATAGTGTCAAATTCAATAACAGTTTCTACATATTCACCAGTTAATATACGAACTTGCCAAACCGTGGAATCATTAGGGGATGGTATTAATTCGTAATCAGTATTTTCTATCATTTTAGGATTCATGTAATCGCCTGCTGTAGTAAATTTTAAATCATTCATATAATTGCCATAATAAAAAATGGAGATATAGCTACCAAAAAGAATATTACTATTGGCAGTATTACTTTATACATTAATTCTTTCATATTTTAAATTTATTTGTTATTGCTTCTTTAAAATTAGTTTTTTCAAAAATAGGATTCCAAAACTCTTCAGTGATGGTTTCTTTTTCTCTTACTTTACCAGTTAATATCTCACCTGTTTCTGGATCAATACCTTCGTACCAGCCATTTGAAGGTTTCTGTACATAACCAGTATCTAGAGCTACATTTAATAATCCAGATAATTTACTAACGCCACCTTCCCAAGTAACAGAAATAGGTATTTTAGATTTTTCTTTGACATATCTAGATTTTTCAACATTAATTACAAAATGATAACCTTTAATTTCAGTTCCTTGTTTATCTTGTTGTCTACCAAGAATCCAAATATTATCTGCACTGTAATATATACCTGTTCCACCTGAAACTACTGCTTTAGGAAATAAACCAATTTCTTGATATGTATGGTTAACTGCAATTAAAGGGATATCTTTCATATTTAAATATGGTGTACACATTCTAAATAAACCTTTAAGAGCTTTTGCTCTAGACATATCAGCAACTGATTTTTCATTGATAGCATCATCTAGTTCTTTCTTAGATGCTAAATTACCGACAGAATCGATCATAATAATTACTTTATCTTTTCTGTCTAATTCTTCTAATTGACCAACAATATCAAATTTTAATTCTTCTACATTTGTTATAGGAGTATGTAAAACTCGAGTAGTATCAATATCAAACTGTTGAAAATAAGTTTGAGGAGAACCAAATTCTGAATCATAAAATAATAATACAGCATCTGAATATTTTTTAAGATATGCTGATGCCATTATTAATCCAAATGAGGTTTTAAAGTGTTTTGAAGGACCAGCAAGTACTGTTAAACCAGGAGCTAATCCACCATCCATTGACCCAGATAATGCTACGTTCATCATAGGA